TAAAAATAGTTTGAATGCGAAACAAGACAGTCTTATCAGTGGAACAAACATAAAAACTATAAACAATCAATCTTTGCTTGGTAGTGGAAATATAACTATTAGTGGTGGCTCAAGTAGTGGAGTTTATAAAGGAACATTTGATAATTGGACCGCAGTTCCATCATCAGGTTCAAGTTATGAGGGTGGCACAGCCCCTGTAAATAATGACTATATAATGGTAATGGATTGTACTGACAAATATAGTTACGCAGAACTTTCTTTCGATAAAACAACTCAAAACGTTACTTACACAAATCAAACTACTGGTTATACAGAGACAATAGCTTTACAAGATATAGACGATTTTTCAAAAAGGCGACTAATAGACAATGCGTTTTATATATACTACTTTAGTATAGCTAATACAATAGTTTGCGAAGCTCGTACTAGCCTTATATATTTTGAACCTCCAAGTACAACTCGATATCTTGAACAAAGCGAACAGTTTACATTTAGTTCTAGAGTAAGTAAAACATGCTCTATCACCTATTATGGGACAGGTTCTGGAGAGATGTTTTTATATGATGGAGATTGGTCAATAGATGGAAAAAACGGATGGAAAGAAATAATGCCTATTACAACCACTCTATATAGACATCAAATAGTCTTAGGAGCAGAGGCAAGTCCTGAAGATAACAACTCTGAAACTTATTCATTTGACGTATCTTTTGAAATAATTACAACGAAAAAAGAACCTTTTACAACATTACTAGAGATTAGTTCTTATATAATAAACAATTTTGAGATGCCTTGTTGTGGCTCACTTTATATATATGGTGAAGGTCCTGAGGATACAAAGGAAGTTATTATAAACAAACTTCTTCTGTATAAATACGGCGACTCAAATCAAAGTGTAGATGGTACTATATGGTATTATACAGTTGAAGACAATTATGTTGTATCAAATAGAGCAAATATTACGAATACTTCGGAAGCTTATATAAATGATAGAGTGAAACCATTATAAAGGAGAATAGTTATGAAATTATATGTAAAAGGAAATAAATTTTCTAACAGAAAAATAGATGACTCTTGGGAAGAACGAGATGATGAAATAGTTAAAACTCCTGTCGGATTAAGAACAAAATCTTATACTCAAACTCAAGGATATCAACAAGAAATAGCAAAATATAATAAATGGCAACAAATAAAAGCAATAAAAAACAAGTTATCAAAGACAGACTATAAAGCAATAAAATATGCCGAAGGACAAATAAGTGAAGAAGACTATGCGAGAACTAAGGCTCAAAGACAAGCATGGCGTGATGAGATAAATGAACTTGAAAAGGAGGTAAGTTAATGTCAAGTTATGCAATGACAATATCTTGTAAATTAAACGAAGATGATGCAACAAACACTGTCTTCGTTTTAGAACAAGTATATGATAATAACGTTTCAGCAACGTCTAATCTTACTACTAAACCTATGGCAAATGGAGATGAAACTGCAGATCACATGTATAATGACCCTGTATCAATGTCGTTTAGAGGAACATTTTCTTTAAACGGAAGCAAAGGATTAGTCGTAGATGGTAATGGAGCAAGATTCGAGAATATACAAGATTTGTTTGAAAAAATAAAAGATAATGGAATATTATGTAATATTGTTAAAGTTCAACTAGTGGACAAAAATGATGGTTCTCAGATACTTAAATTTAAACTTCGTGAAAATATGGCATTAACATCTATAAATTGGGTAGAAAAAACAAATAGCTTAGACTTTAGTTTTACGTTTACTCAAGTTTTGATTGCAGATATTACTGAAGAAAGCATTGACCCAACTGATGAAAATTTACCTCCAATCACTGACCCTAAGACATTGAACTTTACAGATACTCTTATTGATTGGACTGAATTAGATAAAATATTAAATAGCGAATTAGTTAGTAAAAAACTAGTCAACGTAGATTTCTTTGAAGCAATAAGCTCATACTCATTAAATAATCTTATCTCTGCTGGAGTAGGAATTGCAGTTGCAGGAATAATTGTTTTAGCATCTCATCCTGGTGGATGGGTTGTAGGAGGACTTTTGTTACTTGGAGCTGCAGTAGGATGGTTAGTTAACTCGATTATTAGTCTATTTAAAAAGAGAAATGAAAGAAAAAGATTGTTTAATGTATACAAAGACCCTAATAAAATGAATGAAGAAATTAAAAAATACGGTGGATTTGTAGAACGTTTTCATAATCAGATGTTAATATTAAATAAAGTTATTCAAGTATTTTCTATATCTAAAAACGAACCTCAGGAATGTTTATTGACGATTGATAATGGATATTATGATTTTGTATTTGAAAAAAATAATGTAAATAATACATATAAATTAACTATATTGGATGTGTTTAATAATGATGTGATAGTAAAAACATTAGAAGATATATCTAGTTCACCTTCTGGAATAAATGACTGTAATAATCAAAATGTATTATTTACTACTCCTAATTCTAATAATTACGTTTACTTAATTTTACCTACAGAAAATGAAAATAAAGACTTAACTGAGTATTATTTAATCACATCAACATTTGACTTACAAGAGTATAATAAAAAATTAACTGAAATAATTTCTAATACTTTGGATACTTTAATATGAGGTGAGATTATGAAAGCATGGATGAGATTATTAAGCGTTAGCTTTAAAAATCATAATAGCAAAATAGTTTTTGGAGAAAATCATGAAAAAGGAAAAACTGATTTAAGTATAGACGTTTCAATCAACAAATACATGTCTGCAGTAAAAGATACGGCAACTATACGAATATCTAACTTATCATATAATGAAATGGTTCAATTGATAATGGGTAAATATTTAGACGTTGAGATTAAAGCAGGATATAAAGACACAGGATATAAAACTGTTTTCAAAGGTGGAGTTATTCATATAAGTAATTCATTAGGAGATAGAAAAACAAATACAGTTATAATTTTATGTGCATCTACGTTAATTGCAAAATATCAACAACAAAATATAAACTTATCGTTTAGATCAGGAATAAATATGTATTCAGCATTAAACGCTATGTGTAAACGAGTAGGAATTCGAAATAGTAACATATCTCAACAATTGAAAAAAGTTTTTATAAAAGACCCAATTGTTGGAAATAGCACACCTGCAAATTTTATTGAAAGTATATTAAACAATAGCAAGTCTATTGGAGGAAATTCAGATAGTTCTACTCAATCAATATTTTCTATGTATGACATGAAAAGAGAGAATAGTAGAATATTTAACGTAACATCAGATATGATACAACTTAATGGAGGATATCCTCAAATATCAAATAATGGATTAACTTTAACTACAACTCCTACATTTTCATTCATGTGTGCAGACTTAATTAAAATTGATAATAGTCTAATTGATATTAGTTCTAGTTCAGACTCAACCAAAAATAAAATGAAGGGATACTACTTAGATGATGATGGACTATATATTATAATCAGTATGACATATCATTTGACTAATCGTGACTCAGACTTTTCTTTACAAATGTTATGCAGAGCTAGAAGTTATATGAAAAATTTAATGGGGGTGAGTTCAGCATGATAGATAAAAATGATGGAAGCTTTATGAGTTTACTATTAACTCTTAAAGAAAATGTTATGTTTAATACAAATGTTGCAGAAGTAATGATAGTAAAAAGCATTGATAGTAAATATATTTATTGTTCAGATATAAATAATGATAAAAATATTTACCCATGTTATAAATTAAAAGATTTGACTGTAAACGAAAATGATTGTGTATTAGTTTTATTTACGAATACAGACTTTAGATTAAATTTAGAAAAATTAAAGTTAGGACAAGAATTACAAAATGGAAATGAACGATGCGAACATAAAAAAGACTATGCTATAATTATTGGAATTTTACACTCAAACGAAACAAATACTGAAAATGAAGGAGAAGAATAATGATAACAAATAATACGATTGACATTAAAGATTTTGTTAAATTTACAAATGCAGGATTAGTTACTGCAAGTTTTACTCAAATACGTGATGCTATAACAAGAAAATATAAATCAATTTATGGTGAGGATATAGATTTATCTACAGGAACTGCTGATGGAGTATTTATATATGATATGTCCTTAATGATAAATAATATTTTACAAGGATTTTCACAGATGTATTCAAACTTAAGTGTTACGACTGCTACAGGAGTATATCTTGATAGACTTTGTGCATTGTCAAATATTACTAGGAAACCTGCAACTTATTCTACTGCATCATTAACTATTACTAACATTGGAGATGCTGAATATAATCAAGATGAAACCACGTTTGTTGACAATAGCGGAATTACTTGGTCATACAAACAAAACTTGACTTTAGCTTCAGGCGAGTCAACAAGTATACAAGTAACTTGTGATGAGATTGGACCTATTGAAGCAGACCAAGGATGGATAAACAAAACTTTGGAAATAAGTTATTTAACTGTAACTCAACCTTATGATGCAATTGTAGGACAAAATGAAGAAACTGATGCAGAATTAAGAAGAAGAAGAGCTCAATCTAACTTAGGCGGAGGCTTAACTGTTCTTGAGTCATTACAAGGAGCATTATTAAATATAAGTGGAATTAGAGATTCGTATATAAGAAATAACTTAGATGATGACACAGACATAGGAGATGGAACAAGCGTAGATGCTCACTCTGTATATGTAGCGTTAAGATATGATGAAGGAGTTAACATTGAAAATGAAACTATTGGAAAAATACTTTATGAAAAAATGACTCCAGGAATATTAACATCTGAAGTAAACGAAGATTTAACTCCTGATGAAAAAAGAAGTTATAATTATATTCCTCAAATGGGTGGCGTAAATCTTGATAGTTTTCCTAGCGTAGTATATTGGAAAAAATGTAAACCTGTTCATCCTACAATAACAATTAAAGTTAAACCTTTAAATAACTTTTCAACAGACACGCTTATGATAATCGGAAACTCAGTAAAAGATTTTGTTAATGGATTACAAATAAACACAAACTTAACAATTGACGACATATTAGTTGAAGCATCCTCGACAGACCCAATGTTTTTGAGTAAACGAACGTTTTTAATTCCTTCAAATGGAGTAACTATAATTGGAGCAGTAAACGGAGTATACTCTAATCCTATAACATATTACAACTATACTAGTGTAAGCGACAACAATGGAACATTAGACGAAAACAATTTATACACAATAACAATAAGCGGGGTATAATATTATGGAAGAAAAATTATTGAGTTTTGATTATTATTTGTCAAAAGTCCCTATGTATCTCAAGCAAAACGATACTTTTACTCAGCACTTTAAAATATGGTATGATATGTTAGTTAGTTCAAACGAAAGTTTTGATACAATATTAAATTTATTAGATATATTTTCTGATGATTACAATACTAAATATTTATCAGGAGACAATCCAGTTGCTTCAAATTTATTAGAAAAGTTAGCTAATTTATTTAATATTGGTCATGACTTTTCTGTAACATATAAAATAAATAATGTGGATACTACATTTGAACTTAATTTAACTGATGAAGAATTATTGATATTATTAAAGGCACAAATAATTAAGAATAACTTTACTGGAACATACGAAGACATTAAAAAATTTTATAACAAATTGGGATGGACAATTGTTTATCAAGTAAATACATCTGCATCAGCAATACTTATATTTGTAGGAAAAAGTGGTTCTAGTTTAAGTGAAAATTTACAAAAATGCTGGAATGCAGGATTATTATCAGTTAATTCTTTAGGAATAGACTATGCATATAACATTATAAATAACTACGATACTATTGGCTTCTGGGGAATATCTAAATGGGATGAAGGAGAGTGGTCTGTATGAGAACAAGACAAATTAAAACATTTATTGATAATGATAACATTGAACGAAGAGAAATGGTATGGTTCAATAGTTATGGAAAAGAAATTTTGTATGAAGCTAAATCTTATGAATTAACTCAAGAACAATTAGATGAGTTTAACACAGAAAAAGAACTTGTGTTTGATTTCAATGAAATTCATGAAAATCAATCGTTTAATATAGAATATAAATCAAATGTAGACTTTCAAGTGATTACAAATTATTATACAATAGTTTGTCCTGCCGGAGAAAATAAACGAAGCTTTACTCTACAAGAAAACGAAACATTAGACAGTTTTAACATAGTTACAAATAGCACTGAAGAAGTTACATATTTAGAAAGTTTTAAGTTAAATGCTGAAGAATATGGAATTGCAAAGAAAGCAAATAACTTTTCAGAAAAACAATCATCAGTTAGAGATGCATTAATACAAAAACTATCTACTTTTCAACGAGAACTCTGGTATGCGTATTCATTTGGCTTACCATTATTTGAAAAGTATAGAACAAAATTGTTATTAGACTCGTTTATTATTCAAACTGTAAATCAACAAGATGATGTGATAAGCGTAGAAAACTTTAACTCATATATTGAAAATAAGACATATAAATGCAACATGATTATACAGTCAACTTTTGGAGAAATTGAAATAAACTTATAATTGCAAAGAAATTTGCAATTTTTTTAAAAAAGATATTAAATTTAGTTTACATTTCTAAAAATTTATGATATAATAATAAAGTAAAATGATTTAATTATATTAAAACGTTATGATATAATTAAATTGTCTAAAAAATTTAAAAGGAGAAAATTATGAAGTTTTTGATTAGTGAAAAATTGTCTCAACACAAATATAAAACTCCTGAAGGATATTTAGTTTGTATTGATGCAATTTTAGCTAGAACTGGAAAACAATCTTATAGACGTTCTGAAGTTTTTGCTGACGGAGATGATGAAATTATAGAAATTGATAGACGTCCTGAAGAAGTATTCAGTGCTCAAACTCTTGCAAGTTTTGAAAATAAACCTATAACGGTTGAGCATCCTGATGAAGATGTAAACAGTGAAAACTATAAAGACTATGCTGTAGGATTCGTTAGAGATGTTCATCGTGGAGTAGTTGATGGTCAAGAAGTTATTCTTGGAACGTTGGTTATCACTGATGCTCAAACGATTGAAGAGATTGAAAATGGTGAACACACCGATTTGAGTTGTGGTTATGACTGTGACATTGTTGACGAAGCTAATCCACAACAAAGGAACATTCGTGGAAACCATGTGGCACTTTGTGCTGAAGGTCGAGCTGGTAATGCTAGAATTGTAGATAGCAAGAAAGTTAAAGACGCTAAAAAATATTATTTTAGAGTTGTAATTACGAAAGAACCTTTTTATAGAAGTGAAAATACTATTTTAGGCTGGAGTGGAAATACTCCTGAAGACGCTGCTAAAAATCTTTTAAATAAATTAATGCAAGATTATAATTCAACTAAATTTATGAATTCAAAAGAAAAAATTATAGGAATATCTATTATTGAAGCATTTGACGAAAGTATGAAACATATCAATTTTGATACTATAAATATGAAAATAACAGATAGTCAAACTGTTAAAGACGAAACTAAGAAAAAAGCAATAGATTATTACGGAAATAATGGATTGCTTAACTTTATAGAAATGTCTGAGACTGATGCAGAAAATTTAGCAAAACAAAAATCAATTAATAGTCCTGGTAGAATTTTCTGGGTTGCTTACAATGATGTGACAAATCCAATTTCTGGTATATATTGGAAAAATGGAAAATCATATAATGAATTTAAACAAGCATTAAACGACTCAAAAGTTAAAGACGATTATCAATTAAATGCTTTATCTTTAGAAAAAATAATATCACAAGCAAAAAATAAGTTTGAAGCAGATGTTGCGTATGATGCTGTGTTAAAAGCTCGTAAACAAAACTCTATTTCTGAAAAAGACTATTATATTCTTTTAAATAAAGCTATAGAGAAAAAAGTAATACTAGATGATTCGATTAAAGATGACAAAAATACAAAAGTAGTATTTGTTAACAATAGAACAAAAATAGTTCAAGTTGGAACTCAAGGAAGAACATACGCTCAAAAAGTTGGGTCATCTTGGTATATTATGAGACAAGGACAAACATTATTTAGAGCTGATAATGAAAATGATGCATATAATCATGTTAGAGCGGCTGCAGATATTAACGACTCGATTAAAGACGTAAATCCTCGTGAAGGAGAAACAAAAGAAGAATTCATAAGTAGATTTATGAGTGAAACTAAAGAAGAATATCCAGATGAAAAACAAAGATTTGCTGTGGCAAACAGTTATTGGGAGAAAAAAGATATGAAAGATGAAATGAGCGAACCATTATGGAAAGTTATTAAAAATTATATTGAAAAAAATAATTTAAAACAATTTTCTATGAAACGAGATTTTGAGAAAATGTTTAACTATATTTCAGATAATTATATGTTTGTTGAGTATAACGCAGTTAAGAACGCATTACTTGATGTTGAAAGAATGAACTATATAAAAATTGAAGATAATCAATCTTGTAAAGACGATGATTTAGACTCTCTTAGAAAAATGATTAGAGAAGAGGAACCAAGAACAAAACAAGAATTAAGACAAATTTATAACAAATGGGCTGAAGTAGAACATCATGGAGCTAAATACGAAGACGAGTTCAGAAGAATGTGTGAAGAATTTAAAATAGAAGATAGCTCTTGTAAAGATGATAATATGATAGGCAAAAAAGTAAAAATTATAGGAAATCATGAAAGAGCTGGAAAAGAAGGAGTTATATCTGATTATAAAGACGAATATTATCATATATTATTCAATAATGGAAATTCTGCATACGTTAAAAAAGAAAATATTCAAATGTTAGACTCTATAAAAGATGCTCATCCACTTGTTAGTGAAGTTGCAGAAATAATTAAACCTATAGAAAGTATATTTGATATGAGAAAAGATCTAGAACAAAGAGGATTTAAAGTTGAATTTTATGATGGAGTTTTATGGGCTATGAAAAATGGTAAAAAAGTTATGGTTGTAAGCAAAAATAGAGTTGATGTTGGACCAGATGATATAGTTCAAGGAAATTACGCAATTGGATTAAACGATGCAAAATGTAATGATGATAATATTTTAGGACGAAAAGTAATTATTAGACCTAGAGATGTCAGAATGAATAAGTATGTTGATAGAAAAGGAGTTATCTTTACTTATGAAGGAACTAATTACGACGACATAGTTGAAGTTAAATTAGATAATGGAGAATATGTTGAAGTAAAATTTGATGAAATTAAGTTTTTAGACTCAAAAATGAAAGACGCAGTTCTTACTCCTGCAGACAAACAAATGATTGATGATGTTATATCTACAGTTAAGATTAAAACTGTAGCAAATATTATAGATGCATTAAACGAACAAATTCCTGGCTTTGTTGGAAGTTATGGACAATGTGTTATTGATTATATTAACAGTAAAGGAATTAAAGATAGTAAAGTTAAAGACAGTTATGACATACGTGCTGGAGCAATTTTTAAAGAAATAAATCCACGAAATGATTTTGTTAGATACATCAAAGTATTGTTAGTAAAAGATGGTCGAGTAACAAGTAGTATGATAATTAAAAAAGGAAATCAATATGAAACTCAAGGAGCAGACGAAACAAGATTAGATTTATTTATTAACAGACTTAGTGGAGTGTATAAACAAGTTCAAACTTTATATGACTCAAAGATGTATGAGATAAAATGGAAATCTGGTAAAGATAGTTATAAATCAACATTGAGTGGAAAAGGACTAAATGATGCAATTAACAAATTTAAAGACTCATTGAAGATGAGAGGACTTAAATCTGGTTCAATCGAAATTAAGTCAATTAAATTTAATGACTCAATTGTTGAGTTAAACTCTAAATTAGATAAAGTTATTAAGAAAGACTTAGATGGACACATGAAAGCAATTACTCTAACAAAAGTTACAAAAGATAATAAAGTTAAAGATAATGATTACGACTGGCAATATTTGGGAATGGCAAAAGATAAAAATGGTAAAATAATATATATTAGAAAAAATGGTTCAACCGGAATTATTGGATATTCTTATCAAAAGTATGGAATTCCTAAAAAAGAAAATAGATTTAATTCTGAAGAAGAAATGTCTAAATACATTATTGAATTTTAATGCAATTATTAATGCTTTCTAAAGTTAATCCAGAAATAAAACTCATAATTTAGATAAAGGTATACTTATATGTCAAAATACAAAAAGCTATCAGATATGTTAGATAACATGGTCGATGATATAATTTATAAAATTAAAAATGAATTCGGAAATTATGTTATCGAAATTGGAGTATTTTCTGATGATACTGGTCGAAAAGAAGAAAGTATTCAATTAGGAGTAACAAACGCAGAATTGATGTATATACATGAAAATGGTTCTCCTTTACAGAGTATACCTCGAAGACCAGTATTACACATGACAATACAATACGCACAATCTCAATTTAGTAAAGAAATTTCAAAAGCAATTCAAGCATATATTCAATCAAATGGAAATAAAAAGGCATTTGAGAACTCATTAGAAAAATTTTGTATGAGGTTAGAAAATTATGCAAGAAAAATTATTTATTCAAATGATGGAAGATTGGCTCCTAACGCTCCTTCTGTTGCAAGAGCTAAAGGCGGAAATCACCCATTGTTTGATACAGGTCAATTAGCAAGGTCTATAACTTGTAGACTGATAACAGTTTAAGGAGGTGAAAAATGGAAGATAAAGAACTTATGCCTATCGAAGAAATTAAGAAAAAATTAGAAGAAGAAAACTTACCAGTTAAATCCGAAGATGTAGTTAAAGATACAGATGTAATGAATGTTGTTAAAAAAGAAGAACAAACTTTACTTCAATCTGAAGAATATAAAGAAATAGCAAAAAAGACTGGTGAAGAAAGAATAAAAAGCGATATTGCTCAAGAAGCTGCTCGTATTCGTGAAAAGAATATGAAAACTGCTGAAACACTTTTTGAAACTGAAACTAGAGAAAAACGTTTACAACACTTAAAAGCTGAACTTGATTTAGACCATAAATATAGGATGGCAACGTTAAAAGAAGACAATGAACATAAACAGATGTTAGACAAACGTAGAAAACTAGTAGAAAAATATGGTTATTTATACGATAATTCTGAAGAAAATTTAATTGAAAAAGTAGATAGTAAAGGTAAAACATATAAATGTCCAAAAGATTTTAGTTACTCTAAAGGAGTAAATAAAATGAGACAATTTGGAAGAAATGTAAGCAAATTAGATAAACCTATTTTACAAACAATCAAATGGTTCTTGATTTTAGGAGTAATAATTATCGCTATAGTATTGTTAAAGCATTTTAATGTATTTTAATCAAAATCTATTTTGTTAGCTGACTGTTGATAGAAATTGGCAGCGGCAAAATTATAAAGGAGGAAAAATCAATATGACAATTATCGAAAGAGAAATTGAAAAACGTAAAGAGCTCGTTGCCGAAAAAACATCAATGATTGATGAATTAGCTAGACTTAAAGACGCAGTAGCTGCTTTAGAAAACAAAATTGTTACAATTGATGAAGTAACTTTAAACGCAGAAATTGCTGAACTTGAGTCATATCTTCCAGTTAAAGAAGATGAAGTTGCAATTAACGAGCAACCTGTAGAACAAATTGTAGAACAAGTAGTCGAAGGTGAATAATATGTCTAAGACATATAGATATATAATAGCATTGACTTGTATGTTATTGTTTACAGTTAGTGATTTAGTTTTTGACTATGGATTTGATTTTAAATCAAGTGATTATATATCTTTATTATTCACAATTGCATCTGCAATGATTGTATTTATTTGCACAGGAAAATTGGCTAAAGACAAATATTATCAAGCTACAAAGTTTATACGCTCAAACTTTGATAAAATTCAAGTAATATTTAGTGCATTAGATATTTTTTGTGGAATAATCTCAATTATAGCAGGATTAACGTTTTTGTTTACAACTAAAATTTTTAAATTTATCTACATTCCAATTAAACTATTAGATGTAGGAAATAAATTAAAATCTATATCTAAACCTGTGGTTAAATTTAGTTTAATGTGGACTGCTACTCGAATGTTAAAAGGAGAAAAAATGACTTTTGGTGAATTTATTAAAGCTAACAAATGGACCCTATTAACAGGATTTATTGTTGGTTTAGTTATCGCTTTAGGCGTTTATGCGATCCTTCCAAAGTTCTTAGCAATGGAAATTTGGCTAGCTATTGTGGTGAGCACAGTTGCTGGTGTCCTTGCATTTTGCGCAGTCTTTTTCGTAGGTAATGATACGATGAAAAGTTTATCATTACGTCTTGCAGAAAAAACATTAAATAAAGATAAATATGAACAATTAGTCAATGTTTATAAGACTCTACAAGAAAAAGAAAATGAAGAAAACGCAATTTTAGAAAAAGCGACTGAACAACTTAAAGCTGAAGAAAAGGCTAAAAAGAAAGAAGAAAAGTTGAAAAAGAAAGACGCTAAAAAAGAAATAAAAGAACAAGAAGTGAAATTGGACGAAGAAAAACAAAAAGAATTTGATGAAAAAGTTCAAGAAAAAATTAGAGAATTAAAAGCTCAGGAAATACATGTTGATAACGTCCAAAATAATTCTACGCCTCAAATTTAAAAACATTTTAAATATAAAGAGAGTTCTATGCTGTAACTCTCTTTTATTTTTGATTTAATATTTTAAAATATATATGTTATAATAATTATGCGAAAGCAAAATATAATAATAAAGGAGAAAGGCAATGAAATTTCGTGTTAAAGACGAAGATGGAAACAGCTACGTAGTTGAGGAAGATAAAGAAATTGAAACAGTCAAAGATGATGAAATTGAAGAAACATCTGAAACTGAAACATTAACTTTATCTAATGATGAAATCGCTGTTTTAAAACAACTTGTTGAGATTGCTCCAAAAATTATGGGTCTTATACATTCTGATGCTGACGAATCTATTGAAGATGAAGACATCGATGAAGATGAAGAAATAGATGAGGAAGAAAAGAAAGAAGAAGTTATTGATACTGATGAAGAACTTGAAGAAGTTGAAAAAGAGAAGAAAATGACTAATGACTCAGCTAAAGCTTTTGGTTCAATTCAAAAAACAAAATCAAGCTATCAAGATAGTTCATTAGAAGAAAATGACATTGACATAGCTTGGCAAAAAAGATTAAATGGAGGACTTAAATAATGTCACTAATTATCAAAGATAAAATACAACAATTAATGATTGGTTATCCTACCGTTTCTGATAAATACAATGTATCAGGCGGAATTTTAGCTGGAACTAACAATGTTTACTTCGGTGACCTTGTTAAAGTAAGTGGAACTGCTGGATATTTTGAGAAAGCAGTTAGTTTAAATTCTGTTGCAGAAATTGCAGGATTCGTTTTAGCTACAAACGTAAAATTAGCTGAAGGTTTTCCAGGAACAACTCCTGCTACTAAACCTGGAGAAGCATTCAACCTTATGATTAATGGCTTTATGGCTGTTGAACTTGACAGTGGTGCTTCTATTGAAAATGTTACTTCAGTTGCTTGCGTTGCTGTAAAAACTACAGACGTCGCAGTCGTTTCAGGTAAAACTTACTACACTCGTTCAAGCTCAGCCGCTGGTGCTGGTTACTTAAATGATGGAACTTACGCTTACACAGCTGTTGCAAGTCCAACTGATGCAAACATTGGAACATATTATGAGGTAACTAAATTAGGTTCTGACGCTGAAACAGATTACGCTACACCAAATGCAAAAGTATATGTTATTCTTGCTACTGGTAAATTGACTACATCTGATAATGCAAGTGCTAGCGCAATTGTAGAACTTCCTAATGTAGTATTTACTGGAATTAAAGAATTACAAGGCAGCAAAAAGGTTGCAGAAATTTTTATTAAATAATATAAAGGAGAAAATTAGAAATTATGGAAACATTTAAACCAAGTACTGTAGAACAAAATTTCTTTACAGATAGCGTTCCAGCATCAAACCGTGGAAAAACTTTCTCAATTAAACAAATGTATGGTTCAGCTATAGCTAAAAACTTTGTTCAAGACAGTAAAATTCATGATACGAACTTTGCATTCTTAACAACTACTCTTGCAAAGTTACACACAACTCTATACGAACCAAAATACTTTGTAACTTATACAAATGACGTTCCAGTTGATGTTGGTGGTGGATTCGTTGACTATGTAAGCTACTACGAAGTAAACTGGGCTGGAATTATGAATGAGTTTAGAAACGTAGTTGGAAACAATGCTAACTACATTCCAAGAGTAAACGCTGGACTAAACCAAAAAACAGCTAATGTATTTACATTTGAAGTTGCATACGACTTAAGATTTGTAGAGTTAGAAAAAATGAAGAAATTAACTCTTCAAAAATCAATTCAAGACATTTACCAAAACGCAATTATTGCTGGATGGGATTTATTCGTTCAAAAAGTTGCTTATACTGGTATTCAAAACACTACTGGATTATTTAACAGTGGAAAAGTTAAAGTTACAACTATAGACAACACTGGGGCTACTGGTGATGGATTTAAAGGATTAAACGACGCTGCAGTTGTTTCATTCTTCAATGGAGTATTTGAAAGTTATTTATTAAATAGTAACGGAAACATAAGTATTCTTCCAGATACATTCCTCATTCCAACATTTGTTGGAAGTGATTTATCAAGTAGATTTTCAGCTCTTTATACATCAAGTTTACGTAAGTTTATAATTGAACACAACTTAGGTGGAGACGAATCTAATGATGAAGTTAAAATTACAATCTTTAGTAGACCTGCATTAAATGCTCTTGGAACATTTGGAAAAGGACGTATAGTTGCATATAAGAAAGATAAATCATTCGTTCGTTTGGATATGCCTTATCCAATGCAACACTACATCACATTACCTAACATTGACAAAATGTCTTATACAAGTGCTTTCGTAGGACAGGTATCTGAAATTCAAATGCCTTATAACTCAAATAACTCTGAGATGGGCGTTGTATCTTACTGGGACTTCACAAACTAATTATTTGACATAGTGGACGTATATAATTAAGTGATAATCTTTATTTTATACCTCCTTCGCAAGATATGTATTATATTTTTCAACCTTCCTATTATATATAATACAATTATTTGATTGTGTCCGTCCACTAAAATTAGCTTGGTGAAGAATAATCATCAAGCTAATTTTATTAAAAGGAGAAACAAATGGCAATTATTGGTATTCAAATAGACAAAACTAATCCAGAATTTACTAAATGTGATTTTACGTTTTGGATGCCGCAATTCAAAAAGTTTATGGATACAGCTGAAGGAGATAAATATTTTAGTAAATTATATCCTTTAGCTAATGATAAAATATTTGCATCAATTTATGGAACTGACTGGGAATTAGCTATGAGTTATTGTATCGCTCATTATATGACAATAATATCACAACAAGAACAAGCTCCATCTGGAAATACTCTTCAAAGTATAGTAGGTGGAGGAACAACTAAGGGAGTTTTATCTAGTATGCAAGTTGGAAGCTTTTCTAAAACATACGACTTAGATAAAACTATGGTAACTGAAGAGGAAGCAATGTTTTGGAACCAAACATCGTATGGTCAAGCGTTAATGGCTTTATACAAAACAAAAGCTGTCCCATCAATATTTGTTGTTACATCTAATCCTATACCAGGAGCAAACTAATGGAATATCAAAATCATTTAGTCGACCCTACATATTTTTGGGATGCGATTGAAGAATTTACATTTAGTTATGAGATATATACAGTTAAAAATGAAAATGAAGTAGATGAGTATGGAAATACTACTCTTCAATATAATCAATCAATAATACAAGGCTCTTTGCAAAGTGATGGAAAATACTTACGACAAGAAAAATCAGGAAACAAAGAAGAATTGTCTTATAGATTTTATTGTAAAAGTATATATCGAATTGATATCGGTGATATTATTAAATATAAAAACAATTATCTTAGAGTTAATTTTGTTCAAGATTATGACGAGTATGGCGTAAGAGAAGCTAAACTCAATATGATACAACTTTCAGCATATAGAGATTTTGCTGATTATATAAAATATATAAACGGAGAAAAATTGATATGAACGTTATATCTGATGTGAACGAAATAAATAAGATACTAAAACATCAAATTGAATTAGAAACAGGAATATCTAATAGAAATGTAAGAAATGCTCTTTCTACATATGGAGAAACTCTTCATAAATTATTAACAGATAAAAAATTCAATTCGTATGAATTAAATGATGCAGTAATTTTATTTGATTTGCATACTAGAGATAATCCCTCAGATGTATCAATAGTTAATGAAAATAGTTCAATAGATTTATATAAATCTTATGAATTTAAAATTATTATATATGGTCATTCAAGTGCAAATCTGGGTAATATTTTATATGCTAGATTTAACACAGATTACGTTTTATCTGCTCTTCAAGATGAAGGAATATATTTAGAAAGTATAAGTCTTCCCATGGAGATAAATGAATTCATAAACGATGTAATGTGGCCAAGAACTGATTTGTCATTTTTAATTAGTTGTAAACATACAATAAATCAGATACACGATTTTGAAGAATTTGAAAAATTAAGCGAATTAGACGTAAATAAAATTTCAATGTCTAATAACTCAATATAAATTAAAAGGAGAAAGTAAATGTCAAAAATAGATTTAAGACAATTTGTTGATATAAATATTATCGCTAGAGAAGTTAGTTCTATTGACAATATACGAGACACAATGGTTTTGTATACTGAGGAAGAAAAGGCAACTGAAACTGCTTTACCAGAATATTTTTCTTCAATGTCAAACGTATCTACTTATTTTGCAAGCACAACAAACACTTACAAATATTTAAAAGTATTCTTTGACAATGGTGGATTAAAAGTTAAAGTTATTGATAACACTAGCATCTCTAACTTAACAACAACATCATTAAAAGAATTAGACAATAAATATATTTGTATCGCGTATGCTCCTGTTATTGAAGGAACTACGACAGTTGCATCGACATACACTGCATTAAAAGCTTTAGCAGCTTCAATGGCTTCTGATAGCTCAGTATATGGAATAAACGAAAAAATTATTTTATCTAGAGCTGAAGAAGATAACTCAGATACAACTAAAAACTTTGTTGTAAAATATTCTACTCAAATTGGTGCAGAAATGTCGATAGCGGCATACTTAACTAAGATAAATGTTTACAAAATTAACTCTGTGTTTGATTATGCATTTACAGAAGAAGTAGTTACTTCTCAAGATATTACTGATGAAACATTTAAATCTTTAATGTCTCATAACTTTAACGTTGACCTTAACTTAGCAAATGCAATTCGAAACTGTGGCGGAAATTGTAAAAATGGACAAGACTTAGTAAACACATACGTTAAGATAATTTTACATCAAACTCTAACTGACCAATTAGTTAATTTGTTAAGTCAAAAAATCAAAGGAACTACTGGAATTAGTAAAATTTACTCGACTATGTCTCAAGAGTTAGAACAATACTTGAATTGTGGATATTTAACTACAGATAAAATTTGGACAGACGATGATTATGTTATAACTAGAAATGGAGTAGATTATGTAATAATTGAAAAAGGAACTCCTTTAGTTAAAGGATATATGATAAAAATACTTCCTATGTCTAGTTTAACTAACCAAGAAAAAACAGAGCATTCTGCTCCTCCAATATATGTTATTATTGCTGACCAATATGGAATACGAAAAATAACAATTAATGGGGAGGTGATATAATATGGCTAGATATTCTTTAAACAAATATATTTTATCAATTAAACCTTCTAATGAATTAGCAAGTGCAATGAATGATTTCGGAACAATTAGTATTGGTGGAGAAGGAAGTTATTTAGATAACGTTTCAATTAACTTAGATAGAAATATGTGGAATACAACTGGATTTTCAACTGGTGCATGGGTTCACACAAAAGACTTATCTAAAACTGGAACTGTATCTATAACACTTAGTCAATTATCACCTGAAGTTCAAAGATTTATTAGACTATGCGAAACATTTTATGACAATGATTATGAAGGATTTACTATAACATTATCTACAAACGATACTGACAGACGAGTTATATCTACATGTATAGACTGTTATATCCAAAAAATACCTAGTCAAGACTTTGCATCATCTGCAGGAAATCAAACTTGGGTATTTACTTGTGGTAAAATTACATTTTCATAATAAAATAAAAAGAGATATATTAAGTATCTCTTTTATTATGTCATCTAGCATATCTAGAATGACTTCTAGTAAACGAAATATATATTTTAATAAATTTATATATTAAATAAATTTTCGTTTAAATTAGATATATCTGAATGGCCTTTTTAAAATCTTCAATATCATTGACTAACAAGTATGGAATATTTATACGTTCACATTTTTGTTGAAATTTTTCTTGCATAATACTTTGATGTCCAGTTTTTGATTTTACTTCAATCTCAATATGTAATCCATTTATAACTGCATAAATATCAGCAATTCCATTTTTATACGAAAATCCACCTGCTTGTCTTCGTTCATAAAATACAGGTAGATTTTGATTTTGAAGTTCTTTTAAATATTTAATAATTTCATTTTGAACTCTTTTTTCTGGAGTCATTATAACACCTCAATAATAACTTTATCGTTTTCATATGAAATCTTTTTTATTTCTGAGTTAGAATTAAGAACCATCTCATACACTGTAAATTTCTTTCCATTTTGATAAACATCAACATACAGATTGTCCATTTGAGTAAGTTGTAAAAAATCATATAATTTCATAATTTTATCTCCTTTTTAGTATAAATATATATCCATCTAAACTATGAGTTTTGACTCTAGATTAACTTTAGAAAGTAGGCTTGTCGTATCTAAAGTCAATAAATACAGGAAAACGTAAACTTTTTTCTCCTTTATCATTTTCTGTTTCTTCGAAGTATTGAATTTCAATTGTTATTCCTAAATATTTATCTTGATTATTCCATACTTCTTTTCGAATATCATCTGAAATTCCAGAACCAACTTTAACGATGTTATCTTTGTATTTTACTAAAAATGCTCCAAGCGTGTTTGCATGTTTATTTCGTCCTTCTTCAAATCCAATAATAGGTAAATCTATATCTTGCATTTTTTTAACTTTTAATAATCCATCACATCTTTCAAATTTATATGGAGAATTTGCTAAATTTATCATCAGTCCTTCTTCTCCATTTTTTGTAACCTCGTCTAACAATTTTGTTATGACATGAGTGTCGTATCCATGATATAATACAGGTAAAACTTCAACATACGTTAATTTATCTTTAAATATTTTTTCTAAATTCTCTCTACGTCTATAATATGGAATAAACGAAGTTTTATCTTTAAAATATGGAAGCATCATAAAGTCAAATGCTAAAATCTTAACTCCGTGCTTTTCTCCATCCTTACGAGTAATTTTCATAGTTTGTTTATACTGGTCTTTACTTGTAAGATTTCCTTTGTCCAACAATGTTATTTCTCCATCTAAAACAAAGTTGTCTAACCAAAAATTTTTGATTTCGTTTTCTATATCAACTAATCCTTCATATAATTGTCCTGCTCTAGTATAACAAGTAACATTTCCATTTTCTTTTATGAGAATTATTCGTCCACCATCAATTTTAGTTGTAACATAAAATTCTTGTCCTTCAACTATTCCAGGATTATCAAAGTATTTATTCGCTAATTGAACGTCAAATGTAGGTATCATATTATTAAATATTTTATTTATTGTCTTTGTCTCAACTCCCAATTGTAAATTTTTAGTTATTATTTTTTTAGCAAGAGTTCTTTCTTCTTCATTTAATTCTTTTAAATATGATTGAACTTTAGCAATATCTTCATTTCTTCCTGTATTGTATGCACAAACATAATTTATACAATCAAAAATATTAAAAAATTCTGAACAAACGAATGCTTCTTCTAACATCATATCTATCTTTTTATCAGATATTCCAGTTTTTAAAAACGGATTAAACAAAAAATACAAAAATTTTCTAATAATATCATTTGATTGATATTTTTTTAATACTTCTATTTTATAGTTACGTCCATTTTCTTTATTTATTTCTTTAACAAATTCATTTATTTGTTGTAAATCACTCATGATTATGTCTCCTTTCAAATTCTCCATATTTAGTATTATTTGAGCTATGATAAAGATAAAGTTGTTTTTGTAAAAATTTATCTAGTTTTTCAAAAATTTCTTTTGTAAAGTCTTTTTGTCCACGCAAATATTTTTCTTTTAAATTAAAATAACATATCACTAAATACTCTATATCATGTTCTCGAAATCTATATGTATCATATTGTATAAATTTGAACAAGTCTAAACCTTCAAAATAGTTCTTATAGTTTTCAAATGACTTTATTTTATAATTTCTTGCTTGCATTTCGTTTATAACTGCAAAGCTATACTCTAACAAATATTCTTTTGGATAGTTATAAATATAATTTATCAGTATGTGTTTGTCTTGCTTTTTAAAAATACTATTTAACTCTCTCCATTGAGCTAACAATTGTCCTTTCGGCAAATATGGTATTAAATCAATATGCCATAATCTCATTTTTAGTTACCTTCCTTTTTATTTATATAATATATTATATCATAAATTTTTAGATATGTAAACTAATTTTTAGTAATTTTTTCTGTATGTGATTTAATTTTTTCTTCAGACATAACAAGTCCAATATTATCTCTTAATTGTATTTCATCTTCAAACTTATAAATTTTATCCCACCATCCTGGAGAGACTTCTTTTAATAAAATATAATCGTTATAATTTAATGCATGATAATAACTATCAAAATTTTTATAATTAGGAATAAATAATTCATATTTCTTTCTATTAAAATGAAATCTAAAATTTAACCCTATCGTAGGAATATCCACTTGAATAAGACTAAAATTATCTATTTTATCCCATATGTCGTTTAGCGTTGTTTTTAAACAATTCATAAATATTTCAAAAGGAGTATTTTTGTTATAATTTTTCTTTTTCTTAAATTCTTGTGTATCTTTAGACGTGATTTTTTCGTAATCAATTAAAGGAGCTAAATTAACTTTATTCTTAGATATGTCTACATATTTTTCACATAAAAGTTTAATTTCATACTTTTCTTTTTCTATAAATTCTTCTTTTTGTGTTATATAACTTTGAATTCTTTTCAACTCATTGTTACTTTCTTTATTAAAACTTTCATATAAATTTAATTCACTCATTTCTTATTTCTCCTTAATATTATTAAATAAATCTTCTTCAGGAACTTCAAAAAATAATTCTTCATCACAATAATAAATAGTATTGTCATTTTTAATTATAATACTATCAATAACAAATGATGCTATTTTTCCATCCCAATCAATCATTGACACAGTGTCACCAATATTAAACTTAGTTTTTATTTCCATTTTCTATTTCCTCCTTCGCTTTTTGTAAAAAAACATCATAATAGGGTTTGTAATCCCCTATTCCAAATTTATTTTTTATTTTTTGTATTTGAAGCCAAGCATGTGTAGCCCCTCGTGTGTTTGCTTCCATTTCTTTGCAAGCCAATTCTAATGCTTTTTTGCAAAGTGCTAGTTCTTGGTCTTTTTCTTCTATCATTTTTGACATCTTTACAAAATCTTCTAATACTTCATTCTGTTTCATATCTATTCTCCTCCACTCTTTCTTTTTAAACCTTTATTTAATTCTTTAACTTGTGATTTTAATTCCTCAACTTGTTTTTCTAGTTCTTTTATTCTAATGTCTTTTTGTATCTTATCAATCAAAATTATGTCATTATAACTAACTTTTATTTGAGTGTCTTCATCATCTTCAACCCATTCGTTGCAATAATAAGGTAAGACACAATTACACATTCCTTTATTCTTATTATTACAATTTTTACAACATTTTGGTATTTTCATTTTATTCTCCTTTAAACCATTTATGTTCTTTTAACCACTTAGGTTTCATTCTAGTTATAATCATTTGAGTTATTGCTCTTAAATCTATTACATCATCAAATTCTATTCCATGTGGATAAGAATTATCACTGACATAGATATACTCATATTTTTCGTCATTATGCGACATAACATATGAATTAAAATCTTGTCTATTATCACAAATAACTGCAATTTTTAATTTTTCATAATTTTTAATTTCTATTCCAGCGTTGTATAACTCGTCTCTTGTTGGAGTAGACGCAACGCATTTAAAATGAGTATCACAATTTTTGCAATTATAACTTAAACTATCTGGACTATAATACATTTCACCAAAACATTTTTGACATCTCATTTCCTATCTCCTTAATTCCAATAATACTTTTTATATAATTGACTTGTAATCTCTTTCTTTTCTTCTTCTCCATTCTCGTATATGAGTATCATATAATATCTATCATTTACGTCTACATACTCAAATTCGATTTTTACCACCTTATTCCAGTTATTCATTTAAATACCTCTAAATTTTGTTTCTTTTAATTTTAATTCCGCTTCTTCTTTAGTTGCAAAAGTTTTGTTTTCTTCACTCCAAAATAAAATACCTTCAGCATTACAATAGTAGTTAATAGCAGTATCACTATCTGAACTATTTGTTTGTATAGATATTACTTCACAAGGTATAATATTTATCTTTCTTTTGTAATTATCAATCGCATAAACTATTTGCCCTATATCAAATTTTGTTTTAATTTCCATCTGTTTTCTCCCTCATTTTCATAACTGCTTTTTTACATTTATCACAAATGTCTATTGTTTGTGTTTCGCTTCTAAGATTATAAAGTCGTTTTGCTTCTTCACCGCAGATTAAACAATGTATTATAATATGTGGTGATATTAACACGTTTGTTATACCATATACAGTAGTTATAGGTCCAAAATATTTTGTGTGACATTCATTACAAGTTCCACTCATCCAACGAGCATCGCCCGTTGTCAATTCTTTCCCACAATAAATACATTTACTCATTTTTATTCTCCTTTAACATTTTGCTTATATTTATTAAACATCTCTTTGCAACTTTTAATTCAGCGACATTACGAAACAGTAAATTTAATGCATCTTTTGTGATTACAAACGAATCTTCAAAAACATAATTAGGATTATACAATATAAACTTTTTAATTATTTTATTGTATTCTTTTTCAATAAGTTCATCTTTTTTCATTTATTTTAATCCTTCTCTTAAAATATATTCATTTATAGCTAACATTGCTAACTTTCTGATACTCATATTATGTTTTTGAGCAAATAGTTTAACGTCATTAAAAATTTCTTCTGGAACATTACAAAGAGTTTTTTGATTTTTATACGTATGTAAACGTAAATGATTGATATTATATGTTTTACACATGTGCTCGAATTCTCGAATTGTGCATCCTATTTTTTCGCATAATTCTTTTCTAGTATAAATTCCAGGAACATACTCAGCTCGATATTTAATAAATAATTCTCTATCATTATATGATTGTCTTTTTCTTAACCATTTATTTCCATAAAAATAACTATAATATCCATTTAGATATTGAACTATTAAATTTGTTTTGCAGTTCATTATTCTAGCTATCGAAGACATAGTTAATCCATTATGATACATTTCACATATTTGTCTTGCTTTTTCTGGATTTCTTCTTTTATCATTTTCTTTTTTAATCATTTCATTCCTCCATTTCTATTAAACACCACTTAATAAACGCTCCATTAGTTATATCATGCATTGACTTTGCACTCCTTATTGCCCTCTCGACCTTTGAAGCACTAGTTTCAAACTTTTTAGCAATAGCTGGATATAATCTCATTGTTATTTTATAAAGATATGTTTTATCTTTTTTGCATAATTCTAACGCATATTCTATATAATCAAATCCTCTAGAAGTTAATTTAACGCCTTTTTCTAATAAAAATTTTTTTATACTCATATTTCCCTCCTTGTATCTAAATATATAATGTTATTATTTGAGCTAATAAACGTTTCTTCGTTTGTAAAAATAATTTCTTGATTATCAAATACACACAAATGAAATTGTTTTATTTTTTCATTTATTTTTGCTATAACAAAATGTTTATATCTTTTTAATATTTCTAAACAAATATCGTATTT